GTTCGTAAACTCGATTATTCAATTCAGATTAGTAAAATATTCTATGAAAGATTCATTCAAGACGGTGAGATCACTCTTTTCTCCCCACACGATGTACCTGGACTTTATGATGCTTTCGGAACAGACGCATTTGACGATCTATACGTTTCGTATGAAAAAGATACGACCGTTCCGAAAAAAAGTATTAAAGCACAAGAACTTATTCTTAGTCTCCTCAAAGAACGTGCTGAGACAGGTCGCATCTATATTATGAATCTTGACCACTGCAATTCACATTCTTCATTTATTGATAAAGTTAACATGAGTAATCTTTGTCAAGAGATTACACTTCCAACTGATCCCATTCAGCATATTGATGGTGCAGGAGAAATTGCTCTTTGCATTCTTTCTGCTATTAATGTTGGTAAAGTTAAATCAGATGAAGAGTTAGAAGAGCTTTGTGATCTTTCTGTTCGTGGTTTAGATGAAATTATTGATTATCAAAAATATCCTGTAGAGGCTGCAGAACTGTCTACAAAGGCTCGTAGATCCCTTGGAATTGGTTATATTGGTCTTGCACATTATCTAGCCAAATTGGGCTTTAAGTACGACTCTCAGGAAGCATGGGATGCTGTTCATGGTCTTTCTGAATCCTTCCAGTATTATTTGCTAAAAGCATCCAATCAATTAGCTAAAGAAAAAGGTGCTTGTCAATATTTTGAACGTACAAAATATTCTCATGGCATTCTACCAATTGATACTTATAAAAAAGATGTAGACGAAATTACCTCAGTGGAGTATCAACATGACTGGGAAGCACTACGCAGAGATATTATGGACTCGGGCTTACGGCATTCCACCTTGTCCGCTCAAATGCCATCAGAGAGCAGTTCCGTGGTGTCAAACGCTACAAACGGAATCGAACCTCCTAGAGGCTATCTGTCCGTTAAAAAGTCAAAGAAAGGCCCACTTAAGCAAATTGTCCCACAATATCAATCTCTCAAGAATAACTACACGTTACTATGGGACATGCCTGATAATAATGGCTATATCAATGTTGTTGCTGTTATGCAAAAGTTCTTCGACCAAGCCATCAGTGGAAACTGGTCATACAATCCAGAACACTATGAAAACAATGAAGTTCCAGTCTCAGTAATGGCAAAAGATTTTCTAACTACATACAAATATGGTTGGAAGACTTCTTATTATCAAAATACTTATGACCACAAAACTGATGAAGTAAAGGATGAAAAGCCATCCCTTAAATCTTTAGTACAAGAACTTTTAGATTCAGGAGAAGACGATTGTGAAAGCTGCAAAATTTGATTTTCAAGCTAATTCCGCTACCCCTAAAATTGAAGGTATGACGGTATTCAATACTAGTGAAGTTGATGTTAAGAAACAACAAATGTTTTTTGGACAACCGCTAGGTATTCAGAGATATGATTCTTATAAGTATCCAGTTTTTGAAAAACTTACTCAACAGCAACTTGGGTATTTCTGGAGACCTGAAGAAATCTCTTTGCAGAAAGATCGTTCCGATTATCAAACTCTTCGTCCAGAACAAAAGCATATCTTTACTTCTAATTTAAAATATCAGATTATGCTTGATAGTGTTCAGGGTCGTGGGCCTGGTATGGCTTTTGCTCCATACTGCTCACTACCTGAACTGGAAGCTTGTATGAAGGTCTGGGAGTTTATGGAGATGATTCACTCCCGTTCATATACCTATATTATCAAAAATGTATATTCAGATCCATCTGTAGTTTTTGATAATATTTTAAATAATGAAACGATTTTAGAAAGAGCTTCTTCTGTTACTGAAGCTTATAATGATTTTATCAATTCTGCACAACAATATGGTACATCAAATGATTGGCTATATGCTCAAGAGGGTGTATCATATGCAAAAGAATCTAGATTGGAATTAAAGAGAAAACTTTACAGAGCTATTGCAAATGTCAACATTCTTGAAGGTATCCGCTTCTATGTCTCGTTCGCTTGCAGCTTTGCGTTTGGTGAACTCAAGCTTATGGAAGGATCCGCTAAAATTATCTCTCTCATCGCAAGAGACGAAAATCAACACCTTGTCATTACTCAAAACATCCTCAATAAGTGGCGTGAAGGAGATGATCCAGAGATGCAACAAATTGCTAAGGAAGAAGAAGCATGGGTAACCTCGGCGTTTGAAAACTGCGTCAATCAAGAAAAAAGTTGGGCAGAATACCTTTTTAAAGACGGATCTATGATAGGATTGAATGACAAGCTACTTAACAACTATGTTGAGTGGATTGCAAATCGTCGTATGAAAGCCATTGGAATTAAACCTCTCTATGATATCTCTGCCAAAAATAACCCACTACCATGGACAGAACATTGGATCTCGTCCAAAGGTCTTCAAGTTGCTCCGCAAGAAACAGAGGTTGAATCCTACGTTGTTGGCGGTATTAAACAAGATGTACAGAAAGACACGTTCGCAGGATTTAAACTGTAACAAAAGATACAAAAATAGTTGACTATATATGTCAATGGGTCTATAATGACCCAACGTTCATCCCTTTGGGACGGAAGTAAGCCGACTCGGAACGGATCGTTCATCTATGGAAGCACTCATTCTAACTTGCTTACAGGCACAGTTAATTGCTGGGAGAGTCCACATGCAGGACATTCCCAAACAAGCAAAGAATGAATTGATTTGGGAGTTAAAACAAATTGCTCCCAAAGAGTGCAAAGTAGACGCAAAAGCCGACTGAAGGAACGCTCTTTAACTTAAAAAACTAAGGAGAAAACCTAATGTCTAAAGTAGTATATCGCGGCGTTGAGTACGATACGCAAAAGCGTTTAGAGTATCAACAGCAAATGATGCAACAACCCCAACAATACAATGAAACCTATCGTGGTGTTAAGTTCGTAAAGGAGGGGCACAAATGAACTGGCTCAATATAATCCGTAATCAAATTCAAAAGCAAAGAAAACTCCAAGAAGCCCAATATCATATGGCAACTCTTGGGTAATTATTGGGGGCTATGCCCCCTTTTTTAATATATAAAATAGTTGAATATATTTGATGAAGCCACAATCTTGTAAAGCGAAAGGTAGAAATCTACAAAAATGGGTCAGAGAACAGCTTATAGAGCAATTAGATATACATCCAGAAGACATTGAATCACGTTCTATGGGTGCTGGTGGAGAAGACCTTATAATGGCAAGAGCAGCCAGGGAAAAATTTCCATTTAGTATTGAATGTAAAAACGTTGAAAAGCTTAATGTTTGGGAAGCATATGAGCAAGCTAAAGCAAATTGTGGTACATATGAACCAATAGTGGTAATGAAAAAGAATCATAAAAAACCTTTGGTAGTAATTGATGCCGAAAACTTTATTAAATTAATTGGAAGGATTGACAGATTGGAGTAGTCGTGATAGACTGACCGAGTTCACATAGAAGAAATGTCTCTTTCCAATACACAAGAAGCCAATCTTAAAAAGGTTGTGAAAGGTAGCATTCAATATGCTATCGATCAAATTTTTGATCTTTACGATTCTGGTAAAATCAAAGATGCTGAAGCTTTGGCTAGGGAATTTGATGTTTGGTTTCAAGAAGATTACGGTGACTACTACATTATGTGTATCACTGAGCAACAATAAATAAACCAATATCATTTTTATGTGACAATTAGAGCCTAGGAGATTGCCCCTTGAGAAAGGGGAAGTGCGCTTTCTCTATTAGGATGTAGAGTTCAATCAAAGTTAATGCAAAATTTCTTTACAGTAGCCCTGCCTCTTCTGGCAACGGTTACGACCAATGTGGCAACACTGCCGATATTTCCTCCTTTGACGGCTCCTCCAGCGCCGTTTTCTATTATTAAGGAGTTTGAAACACCGACAGCGACCAAAGAGGTTGCTCCCGTCAAGCCAAAAGAAAAAAGGCTAATTTGTAAAGGGTGTAATGAACATGAGAATGCAACCCTGGCATACTTCCAGGATCGTGGAATTAAAGACAGAAACGCCCTTGCTACCATCATGGGCAATATTAAGCAAGAATCTATGTTCGTGCCTAATATTTGTGAAGGTGGTAGTAGAGTCAGTTACCATTCCTGCTATGGTGGTTATGGTCTGATTCAATGGACATCTGCCAACAGATATTATGGATTGGGTGATTTCGCTAAGAAGTATGGTGGTTCACCATCATCACTTCGCACGCAACTTCATTATCTGACAAATGAAGTTCAATGGAAAGATATTGAGGAGAAAATGAAAACTCCTGGCAAATCAATATCTCGCTATATGAACTATGCGTATAGTTGGATTGGTTGGGGCATTCATGGTGCTCGTACATCTTATGCTCATGACTATGCTTCCAAACTGATCACGGTAGAGGTTTGACACAATAAAATAAACTAAATACGGGGGAGTGAACAACTCCCCTATGTTTAATTTTAATTTTGGAAAAAAGAAACCAGATATAAAACAATATGCGATTATTGGGATAGTATTATCAAGCGTGATCGCAGTTTTATCACAATGCACAGGAGTATCCGAAAATGGACTTTGGGACTTATTGGATGAAGTTCAAAGAAAATATTTTCCACAAACTATCCTTAATGAGTTTATACTTAAAGATCCTGAAAAACTGAATAGAAGAATTAAAAGAGATGTAGATCGTGCAATTGATGAAGTAACTCCAGAGTATGACCGTATCATTGAAGAGTCGAATAAGCGTTATAAACCACGATATGTTGAGAAAGCACCAGACGGCAGTGAGGCACAGAGACTGCTTGGTGGAGAAATGAGAATCTGTGCTCCATGGGTTGACAACTGCCCCAAGCAGTAGTATAATACTCTCATGTCTCGGTAGCTCAGCGGATAGAGCATCTGCCTTCTAAGCAGTTGGTCGCTGGTTCGATCCCAGCCCGAGACGCCTTGCGGACATGGTGTAGAGGTAACATCTGAGCCTTCCAAGCTCCAGTCACGGGTTCGATCCCCGTTGTCCGCTTCTTAACCAAATCTTAGTTGACATAAGCACAAAAATATCTTAGTATATCAATGTGTCTTAAGATTTGTTTAAGACCCTCTAAATATTGAGGTTTTATCTAAAAACCTCATTTGTCGTTTAGCACATACAAACTTTTTATGAAACTCAAACAACTGATGCTCGCACCTGTTGCTCTGGGAATGGTTGCTCCTGTTGCTGCGAATGCCGCAGACCTTAATATGGCAGCAGTCAACCAATACACTTCTTCGGAACAAGTCTCAAGCATCAAACAACTTTCTGATGTCCGTCCTACGGATTGGGCTTATCAGGCACTCAGCAATCTTGTTGAGCGTTATGGTTGCGTTGCTGGTTATGAAAACGGAACTTACCTTGGTGGTAAGTCCATGACCCGTTTTGAAGCCGCTGCTCTTCTGAATGCTTGTCTGGATCGCGTAACTGAAGTCACCGATGAACTCCAGCGTCTTGCTACCGAATTCGCTAACGAACTTCAAGTTCTTCGTGGTCGTGTTGCTAAACTGGAGAAGCAGTCTGCTGCTCTTCAGGCACAACAGTTCTCTACCACTACCAAACTCAAGGGTGAAGCAACCTTCGTTCTGGGTGGTGTAGATGGTGCTCGTCTTGCTAACAGCACCAATGTTGGAAACACTGCTTTCAACTATGACCTCCGCCTGAGCTTTGATACTTCCTTCACTGGTAAGGATCTGCTCAAGACCCGTCTGCGTTCTGGTAACTTCTCCAGTCAACCCTTTGGTTCTTCTTCCTCCCTGTTCAAACTGGACAAGGCAGAAACCTATGCGAACACCGTGACTCTGGATCGTCTGTACTACAGCTTCCCTGGACTTGCTAAGGGTGTGACCCTGACTGCTGGTGCTCTGGTTCGTAACACTGAGATGGCATGGGTTCCTACCGCATACAAGTCGGACATCCTTGACTTCTTCTCTGTTGCTGGTGCTCCTGGCGTCTATAACAAGGCAACTGGCTCTGGTTTCGGTGCTCAGTGGGTACAACCTACCAAGAAGGGTAAGCCTGGTTTCGTTGCTGGTATCAACTATGTTGCCCAGAACGGAAACGATTCTACCAAAGGTCAGTTTGATGAAGATGGTTCTCTGAACACTCTTGCTCAGATTGGTTACCGTGCTCCTCAGTACGGCATCGCATTCGGTTACCGCTATGGTACTGAAGGTACTCGTGTTCGTAACTTCAATGCTCTGGGTGGTGGTTCTGGTAACCTTGCTGCTAACCAAACCTCCAATGGTTATGCGATTAATGCTTATTGGCAACCTAAGAAGTCGGGTATTATTCCTTCGATCTCTGGTGCTTATGGTTGGAACACTGTAAGTCTGTCCAACAACCGTCAGACTCCTACTGGCGCTACCGATTCACAAACGTGGATGACTGGTCTTCAGTGGAGCGATGTATTCGCCAAGGGTAACGCTGCTGGTTTTGCCATCGGTGCTCCTGGTAATGCTGCGTCTCTGAAAGCAGACCAGAAGGCAATTATGTGGGAAGCCTTCTATCGTTACAAAGTTAGCGATGCGATCAGCGTGACTCCTGCGGTCTTCTATGTGTCCAACAACCAAGGTCTGAAGCAAGCTTCGGATAACTATGGTGGTGTGATCCAGACAACCTTCCGTTTCTGATAGTTGACAATTTCTCCTGTGGGGTGTATAATTCCTATATACCTCACGGGGGTTTTGCCCGAGTGGTGAAACTGGTAAACACGCATGACTTAGGATCATGTGCTTCGGCTTGGAGGTTCAAGTCCTCTCTCGGGCACTCAGGAGCTTTTTATGTCACTCATTTCACAAAAAGACCGTCAAATGGTAATTGAAGCACTTGAATATTATGTTTATGACATGGAAAAAAACAACTGCAATGAAGCAGCAATTTATTCATACAATACCCTCCTTAATTGGATCAGACTTGAATATTTCAAACATGAAAATTAATCTCTGGTATTGTGTTGAAATGAAACAGTGGCGCTGGTCTCTCACAGATGATCACCGTCCGATTGTTCGGCAAGAAACTGGACAACAGCCACATTTACGAGATGCTATGAATGATATAGCAAATACAGTAGAATATATTCTAGAAACTAGACAAGTTTAATATCATTCCCCTGTAGCTCAATGGCAGAGCAATCGGCTGTTAACCGATGGGTTATAGGTTCAAGTCCTATCGGGGGAGTTCGGGAGATTAACTCAGCGGTAGAGTGGTTGCCTTACAAGCAATAAGTCATTGGTTCGATTCCGATATCTCCCATTGTTTCCTTATACATAATGAAAGACAAAAAAATTAAAAAATTAATACAAAAACCATTAAGGTTTCATCATCAAGATATCCATGAAGAATTGGATGAGATTAAAGGAATGTTAAAAAATGTTAGTAGTCAGATGCAAGAATTGCAACAAAGAATTGACAGCTACATCAAAGTTACAGGTGTGTGGCTGCCCAAATAAATTGCAACTTAATAACAACAAAATAACTGCGGTTGATTTATCGCAAGTTATTATGGTTGAACCAGTTAAAGAAACGGTTAAGAAAAGTTTATTTTCTCCTGAAGATCTTGCTTATCAAGAAGCAAGAAGACAACGAAAAGTAAAGCGTTTAGATTTTGAAATTCGTTAAATAAAATATTGGAAGGTCAATCCGATTGGTGACGGAACCGCTCTTGAAAAGCGTTGAGGTGTTAAAGCCCTTAGGCGTTCGACTCGCCTACCTTCCGTTTAATAATTGCTTAATATAAGTCTTGAAAAGCTAATTTTTCAAGACTTTTTTAGTGTTTAAAATGTTATATATTATAATACGAGACTCCTTTAATGGATGACCACACCTATAATAATTGGGTGAAGATCAAGGAGACGTTTGAAACGTCTGGTAATACGGACAATATGTTCTACAAGAGATCTGTTGAAATCGTAAAGACCAGAAAAGACCCACTTGCGAAGTTTCTTGGAGATGAGAAGTGATGGAACCTCAAGACGAGTTTGTGAGCCGTTCTGAAGTTCAGGAGATGATTGATGCTGCTATCAGAAGACACAACCGTAATGCTTCTATCATTAGTATGTGCGTCGGTTGGGTGGTCCTTGCTTTATTTGCTGAAGGACTCCTCCGACTAGTGGGTGTTATTCCGCCTGTATTACCATGGCTCAACATTACCCTGAACTAATCGGTATTGTTTTCCTGTTAGTATTTGCCGCCACGATGTTCTATCAAGGCACTTGTATTATGAGAGGTCAAAGAGGATA